TTAGGCTGCGGAAGTGATGCCGCAAATGGTCCAACGCCTATGGCCCAGACACTACGCATTTGGTTAATGGTAGCATTAGTTGCTCCTGAGGTAACATAAAAGTTTTGACCAATAGTGTCCTCAATAGGTTGCTGGTTGCTAAAAGCAATTCCATTACTAGGTCTCATCTTAAGTCTCACAGAGCCTCTAGAATATAAATATATAGCTGACATCTCCGAGTAGAGATCCGGTAGCAGATCGTCTACTGCAGTACCGTCTCTGATACTTGCGAAGGGTACAATACAATGTACTTTGCCCCAATTAAAGGGCCGATAGGTAGCACCATAAGTCCCTTGAGCGTCATCAGCATATGCTACAGGTTCATATCTTTTGAGCATAGCACGCATGTTAGTAATCTTCTCACCTATAGAGAGAACAGAAGTGTCGTGCTGCTCCACATCCAGAAGTTCATCTCCCATGACCATGGAATTAGACTGAACTTCTAGGATTGCTGGTACTTGTCTCTTAATGAGATTTCTACCTGCAAACTCAACGTCCTCACACATAGCGTGCTCAACAAGTAAAGTTACAGATGAACTAACAGTGGCAGGGGCCACTAAAGGATCTATTACTCTAACTTCCAAGCGTCCGTAGTGAGTGACTCCGTTACGAAAGGTTCCCAAATAAGGATTGTGTGAGATAAAGGGAAATTCAAGAGTAAATTCAGAAATATCCCTTATATCCACTATTTGTCTATGTAGGAAAGGCGAGACAGTATCTAACATGGCTGGCGATACGTACTCACGAGCTTCAGGATTAAAATCAAATGATAAACGACCTGAATGGAAGTCGGTTTTGACAATCTTAAATTTCAATCTAACTGAACCTCTATACATTTCAAACCTAGAGCCTACCCATTGCGCTGGCGTTAAATCAGTTAAAATGGAGGCTCCTTGAACATGTGTAAGAGGTGCACCACCAGGATATAATCCTATTAAAATCGTATTCAATAAAGCTTCTTCATCATCCGTGTTCGACCAAGTGAACCTGCGTTGAAACGCGAAACGAGAAGCTATATGCGAGATATGTAATTCATCGGCATTGTCCATCGACTCCCCTGGAAGGGCTTGAACAGCATTCTTAACCGAATGGGACAGAGGAAAAGTCTTGTCTACCTTATCTACGTTAGTAGCATACGAGAACATAGTGGTCTCCACTCTGTACTGTTTATCTAAATTAGCCGGGGATGACCAACCAAAGACATTTGCAGTTTTAGCTACCAAGTCAGCTACCCATTCTACTGGTTTAACGTAAGATGAAATAATGGGTACGTTAGACAATATAC